CGGGCATAGGTATTGGTAGTTCTGTGATAAAGTAGTCGTCGATGATAACGCGAAGGCTTGGTGTTGTTTGGCTGTCACCTGCGACCACTGGCTTAGTGAAATGGAGCATGATAGTTCCTCCTGTCGAGCCGACAGTGCCACCTCTTTCTACATGGCTTCTTAATTCATGAAACAAACTGTGGTCTGCCAGTGCGATGACTATCTCCATCTCAAACTCTTCACGACCTTCACGGATGATGCTGGCGTTCCTTGTTCCGCCGTAAGGTATCTGCTTAAGACTAATGTTGTTTGAAGCATCTACTACTTCTGCTACAGGGTTACTTTGGATAGTATGAAACATCTCTACTCCTGTCTTGCCTCTCAGTTCAAAGGCACTAATGAAGGCTAAGTTTTGGTCGAATGCCGATACAGTCCCGTTGTAGAACATGAAAGGTTTCTCCGAGCCTTCTGCTATACCGCTGGCTTTTCTACCTGTCTTGGTGCTGGCAGTATTTTGAAACATTCGATGAGCAGTGTATCGGTCACCTTTGTTACTCGACTCAAGGCGACCAGTGTCTGTATAACAAGCCAATGCGTTGAAAACGCATCTGTATTTCAGTTCAGCATCAACAGTAGATGACATCTCCCATTCAACGACTTTGCAACCTTTGAACACTCTTGTCAACTGGTTGCTATCGTTTGCCGCACCGGGTGCTGTGGTTGATTCTCCGGTAGCGTTGAAAGAGCCGACATCTCGTGTGCGGACACTATGTTCAAGACTGAAACTCGGTATGGTTTCGGCAGAGAAAAGCAAGCGTCGAACAGGGTTAGTAATCGTTCTTGTCGAGTTTACATTCGGACTACCGCTGGACGCTGTGTCACTATACTCTCTTAGTTCAAGAGTATCGGTGGTCGTATGAGGGAACTGCCAACCGCCATCGACATAGATACGGAAACGACTACTGCCTAATCCTTCGATGGCTGATATTCTACGGCATTCGGTTGACTCTGCCCATTCAAAGTGGTGAGCGTCACTGCCTAAATTAGAACTTGACTCGGACGGCCAGTATTTATCTGTAGCCAAATCGGGAGTCTTGTAAGTAGTTGTAGGAACGAGAGTAGTGTCTTTGAGAAGTATGTAATCCCCTACTGCGGCATCAGTGCTTGAGCCAAAGCGAACGCTTGCACTTTGACTACTTGTTACATCAATGTGCCCTTGACCGGGTGAAACATCTGCGTAGATAGTAGGGACAGGACTGGTAGCGTGGTCTTTGCTACCACACTTGTCTTTACTGACAACCTCTCTACCAAGACTGTAATACAACCAGTTGGCGTTGTGCATAGGCATTTCAAGCGAGCCACCCATATGATGCACCTTACCTGTCTGTTGCACTGCTACCTGTCGACCAAGGCCAACAACATGGTAACTATGCAAATCGACTTTGGTGTCGGGCAAGGTCATGAAACTGGCTAAACCAACGAACTGGTCGATAAGGCTGACTTCTTTTGAGGATGCGGCGGCGGCATTCATCGCTGAGTTTGCATCACCTTGTATAGTCGGCAGTCCAGTTCCATGAAGGAATATAGCGTCACCTGTCCCGCTGTCTAAGGATTCAGTAGTGGCGAGAGCAGGGACTATTTTTATTTGAGTTGACGACACACCGTCAGCGTTATTTTCTAAAGTGTGGTCGACAATGGTGTATAGTCTACTCTTGAGGCTTGAAGGGTAGAATGCGGAAAAATTATTGTTACCTGTGGATGCGGCATGAAAGGTCAATTTTTGCCCAATGAGCATACCAAGAGGAACTTTGAGAATAGGCTTAGTCTGCTCAAAAATGCTGGTATTACCTATAGAAGTCGTGCCTCTAAATTGAATGGTAGTGAACTCACGAGCAGAGTCCGTAGTGATTGCTCTCCAAGTTCTCGGCTGGTCGTGCTCAATGAGAACGCTTGTCTCGTGGCCCATAGTGACCTCCGAGACATCTCCCTTGTAATGCGCACCAAATCCACTCAAGGTATCAACTCCGCAAGTATAACGACTTCAACTTGAAAGGTATGCCGGAACAACTTCTTAGTCCGGTCACTCAAGTCGGTTCTTACTTTGAGAATCATACGGTCAAAGTTTGCTCCGTCTCCCTTTCGGTTGACATGTATGATTCTACGCATTTCATTCTCCATTTTTCTCAAACGACTACGCCCTCTTGATGTGCGCATGTCAACGGTGATGTTGACTCTCGTTGTTACAAAGTTGTAAAGCAATTCGGGGACTTCTTCGTTGAGAGCGGTCTCATAACAGAGGATATAGTCATGACGCTGTAGGTCGAGTCTTTTTCCTCTTTCCGGCCCTTCGGAGGCAATGTCTATGATAACAGGCTTAATGTTGTCTGTATTCGCCCTATTCCAACCAAGCGCAGTCCCTGCGTCAAAGTCAGCCTTGAGAATATCAATGACTGTTTCAAGAGGCTCTTTCCAATCAGCCGTCATGCGAAGACCACCACTTCCTTGTAACGAGCGAGAATCTCCATAGCCTCTCTACGCCATAACTGTGCCTTTGAGCCGAGGTCAATGTTTTGTCCACCTTCGGGGATAAGCACTGAGCGGTCGTCAGCCATCAGCAGTTCGCTCGCTACAAGTTTAGTAGCGGCTTCTTCAATTGCCTTCTCAAGGTAACGCTCACCATAAATGTATGAGCACTTAATGGCATTCCATTCAAAGAACGGGTATGAATTGTTGAAGTAAATGATTCCCATCTCGGAGTCGAGCCACCAGTCACGCAGTCGTGCACTGTCACCACTACTTGAGCCACCTTGTAGGTCAACGACAAAAGAATGCTGAGTGACTGTCCCACTGGACGGTAGACTGCCTCCGCTGACAACAGTGCAAGTTATGAACTTAGTATCAGTTTTGCTTTCATAACGGAACACCTTAGTTCCGTCAGTAGCGACTCCCGACTTGGTGAAATTATTTGTCGAGTTTACACTGATGTCATCAGTGTCTACTATACCTGCGACAGTAGCAGTTGCCAGTGTAGTTTGGTCGATAGTGATGTCACTACTGTCAGTGACGATGGAGCATTCTTCGCCTGCTTTGACAGAGCGCATCGAGGTCACCTTGACAACACCGGTTCCGTAGTCGGAGTTGGCTGATGCAAGGAACTCGTTATGGACTGCGACATTCGATGTCGAGCCTTCAAGTGTAAACGCAGGAGAGAACTCTACAGCCGTTTTGCTGACTCTATCCTCTTTGTTGATGAGGTCGGCCAAGTTTTGAGCAGTTGAGTTGGCATCAATCTCTCCACGCCACTTTGTTGTTCCTTCACCAGCCTCAAGCGTAGCGACTTTACTATGTCCAGTAGATATATAGATTTTCTTACCTGCAAGCGAGGCCACATTGTCGAACTCGATTCTCGCCTCTGCTCCACCAATCTCTCGGTAGTCGTCACCTTGCCATAGTTCGATTCTCAGTATTTGCTGAACATTACGGAAAAGCAAAGGTGCTGTCCCGACATAATCTGTATAGTATCGTCGACGGTAAGGCTTGTATGTATCGAAGTTAATGTATTCCGCTGAGACGAGGTAAGGTCTCCAAGCGTTATGCGTATAACTGTCTATGCGGTCTTGTATACGGCGTATGTGGTCGTTGACAATGTTCTTTGTCACACCTCTGCGCTTACCGTTGGTGAATATGGTGAGGTTCTGTATCTCTGTGTTTGCGGCAGTCGTATAGTTACCATGTGTATTACTTGCAGGGAGTTTGACATACTTTGTCCCGCTAACATCTGCCACTACAGGCGTGCCGATGGTAAACTCAGTGCCGAGTGGGTCGATGTCGCTGTAAACAAGTATAGTGTCGCCACTTTCAAAGCCATGTTCTCGCAGGTCTGTTCCTGTGATGTAAAAGCCACCGGAGTCAGCGTTTGCCGCACCAAGGACAGGTTCTCCTGCCGCAATGCCAAGAAGTTGCGCCACCTTGTCGCCAGTCGTATACACGACAGCAGTGGGGTCAAGAGGTCGAGTTTCGGGCTCACCGGGACTGAATACTGTTGGCATGACCTCTCCTCCTATTCATCCCATGAGGGGTCTTCGTGATAATCCTATTGATTGTCAGCCTGCTGTTGTCTTGCGCTGTTCATCATTTGCAGTTTCTTTTCTTGCATTCTGCGATTCTGTATTATTGCCTTTTCTTCGGGCGACATATCAGCGTAATCATCGGGATATGGACCAAGGTTCATTAGTCCCATATTCGACTGTAGTTCTTCTACCGGTTGCATTTTTTTCAAAGCATACCATGCATCATTCATTGCTTTTTTCATTGTTGTTTCACTCCTAAATTAAAGTCAACTGGCTTCTTACATGTTCTGCATGTATCGACCCAGCAAAAGTATAGCATACCGCAGTGCTTACAGCGTGTGCCCGAACCAATGTTCAGCACATCACCAGCGTTCTTGTTGCGGTTTCTTTGCTTGATAGTAACGCCCGATAGAGGTTTATCCTCGTTGGTTCTTACCGAAGCACCGTATGATTCGTTAAGACGAATACCACGCTTCTGTAGTCGAGCGATGTCGTCAAGTCCGAGGCTACCAAATCCTTGCATACTCACTCACCTCAAACTGTGTAGGTAAGTAAGAAGTAATGATTGCCAAGCGAAGTGAATGGCTCGATGCTGATTAAAGCAGTGGTATTCGCCGCCGCAACTCCAAGAGCACCTGTGCCACCTGTGGCTCGGATGTCTGCTTGTATGAGTGCAGTAGCGTTTCCATTACTCATCTCTTGAGGACTGTAAGGACCGATGACTCGGTTTCCATAGCCACTAAGAACTGCCAAGGTGAATCACCTCAGCGTTGACCGAGAATCCAAAATCTACCGCTATCAGGGCTTACACCGGTCAAACTGTTGTCATTGGTATCAATGTTACGACCTGCATCAAAGATAACAAGGCTGTTGGCTTCATCAATAGAAACATCGAGAGAGTTGTTCTGTGCAGTAATAGCCGCATTAGCCAAAAGAGACATTTTAGATGCGCCTCTTACATGAAGTGGTGCATCGTCGGGCAATGCTTCTGTTAATGCTGTGTCAATAGTAACAGCCGTAGCAGTAACAACGGTTATTTTACCGAGTCTTGCGCCGCTAAGTCCGTTGTAAAGAGTTTGACCGACATAAACGCATGAGCGAGCATCTCCCGCTACACTACCGGTATCTACAGTCAAAACAGTTTGTCCTATTGCTTCTGTGCTACCATTGTTGATAAGAAGTCCACTTGGTGCAGTAGAAGTCAAATGTCCACCAGCGGCGAAGACAGTTGAAAGGAGTCCGTCAAAAGAAAACTCTGTTCCGCCTTCGATAAAAGTTCCAGTTATCATGAGCATATCGCCCATTACATGTGTTCGTGTATCTCCTGTGCTTGTTGCCGCCATTATTCTTCATCTCCTGTTATTGTTGGTTGTTCTGCCTCTACCGGCTCTTCGACTGGTTCGGGCACTGCTACTGGCTCATCGACCATAGGCTTTAGAGTTTCCTCGACCATTGCCAATAGTTTTGCCTTTGTAGTGTAACCACTATACTCAACACCTCGCTCGGTCAACCAAGCACTAATGTCTTTCTTTGTCCAGCCCGAATCCGGAATGCCGTCGTCCTTTGCATCTACTGTGACTGCCGCTTGTTCGTCGCCTTCAACAAGGAATGCTGTTGGATTGGAGCAAACTGCTACCCGATGAGTGTCCAGCCATTGTTGACTGACTTCAACGGGTTCTTTGCGATTCCAAGAATCCTTATTGTCCGGCCTCTTTCGATAGACGGTAGGTCCCAAGTATGTTACTGTAGGCAAGGTTATTCACCTCATGCGCCGAGTAGTAGCACAGTAACCTGCACTACTTGGTTTGCTACTTCCGAATCCAAGATAAGACAAGGCAATGCCGCCCCTGTTGAGAGAGGTGCTTCGTCGGCTTCGTCTGTGGCTGTTGTTGCACCAAAAGAACCTGTGTTAGTCATTGTAATTGTCACATCTTTCGCGGCTGTTGCCGAAGCGTAACCGACAATTCCGAGGATTTTTGAAGCACCAGCCGAGAACAATAGAGGCTCGACGGTTGCCGCTTGAACGATATTCACCGTAAAGGTAACCATTCGTAGACCACCGACAGCATTACCGTCAGCATTGCTTGCGTTGAAACCAGTAAGACTACCGGGGTAAGAGCCGCCGGAGTTACCGTTCAACCAGCCTGTTTCATCGACTGGAGTTCCTGTTCGCATGTCAATGTCAGCGAGAATGTCAACGAGTGTGAAATCGCTGTCTGCTACTTTGATACTAAGTTCTTTTTCTGTAGTTGTTGTTGTTGCTACCATATTTTTTCATCTCCTATATTTTATTTTTTTGTTCCTCACTTAAGGTCACGGATTGAACCTTGACCTCCAAAGAATGTTGTCCAAACTTCACCCATTGTTCGGTAAAGTCCCTCTTGTCCGAGGCGGTTGACAGCGAACGGGTCGCCAGTTTCAATTCCGCTTTCAAAGTATTGAGTTGGTTTTGCAGTAGAGAAGTATGTGTAGTCAGTGTCGAGCATGTAGATTCTGCTGATACCGTCGCTTGACATCTCCTTGGTTGGGATGATAGGAACACCGTTGTATGTTGCAACAATGAAACCAGCCTCAACACCGGGAACGCCCTTAACACCGTTGAAGGTAGGGACGACTCTCTTTTCTTCCATGAATCGCTGTTGCGACTGTAGAAGTTGTTGAATACGCATCAAGGTATCATACCCAGTAAGCATAACTTTCGGGTTACCTCCTCTTTCCCAAACGAGACGGAAAGTCTCATCTAAGTGGTCGAGTGAAAGCGTTCTATTGGTAGAAGCACTGTCAGCAGAGTCTTCTGCAAAAGCCCATGTGTTTGCACTGCGGTCGATGGAGTAAATGTCTTCATCGTTTGTATCGTAGTGAGTTCCGGAGGTCATTGAGTTGTTACCAGTAGTGATTCGGTCAAGAGACTCGATGTCGTTTCCTGCAACAGTTGTAACATCAGTAGTGAGCATATCGTTGATGTGCTCTGCGTGGTGCTTACCCATTTCTTCTTTCAAGACTGAGCGAATGTCGCCAAGTCCATCGTCCTTGTCGTTAAGGAAAATTGCTGTTTCGGACATATCGAACGAGTGTGCGATTGTCTTTGGCTTTGCGGCCACATTTTGAAAGGTAGGTTTGGTGGTGTCCGGAAGAGTTCCGTTTTCTGCGATACCGCCGCCAACTGTCTTAGAAGGCTTTGCGGTGACGACACGCCATCCACTGCGGTCCCAAGGTTTCTTAGGTAGAATACTGAATGCGTTGAACTCTTGGTTCAATTGCGACCAAACTTTGCGACCGTAGATTGCTTGGTAAGTTCCAGCGGTGGTGCTCAAAAGTGGTGCGTCTGCTTTCAATAGTTCGCTACCACTGTAGGAGTAGCCCATTGAAGAGCCTGCGCCGTAGTAGTATCGTTCCATGTCATTAACTGTTCTCATGTAATTTCTTGCCATAATTTTTCATCTCCTATATTTTTTTTGCTTATTGTTGCCAAACGCTACCTGCGAGGCGGTGAACATCGTCCCAATCCATGTTACCAAGGTCTTGGGTTGAAGGGATTTCAACAGTAGAAGCCGACTTGCGTAGTTCTACTCCTGTTGAGGCAGAGTTGCCTATGTTGTCAATTCGACTGCTGAGGTCGCCCAAAGCCTTCTCGATGTTTGCAAGAGGTGTTCTTGCGTCGAAAGAAGAAGCGGCTCGGTTGTCTGCTTCTGCGGTCATCTCCTTTGATAGTCTGTCAGCGAAGACAGAGCCAAGGTTAGATTTGAATTGTTCTTCAAGACTTGCGGCCTTGTAGACTTCGTAAGCGGCTTCAAGGTCGGATGCACTGACTGCTTCGGGAGAGAGGTAGCCTTTTGCGACTGCCTTTCCACTACCACTGTTGAGTTTACCGATTGCTCCAGTTGACGGGTTTCCGCCTTCTTGAGCACGACCTTTGACTTGACCGGCGAAGTAATCTGCGCCGTCTCCGATTGATTCCGGAGTGGAGCCGAGGTTGGCTTTGTTGATGTCATCAAAGTGAGTTCGTGCACCGGAAATGTCAACACCTTGAGATTTCAAAGTGTTTTCCATCCAGTTCAAGTAATCAGTAGTGATTACATCGCTGTATTCACTCTTTGCATACATTCCTTCTTTTTTATCTTCATCAGCCATATCTTTCGCCTCGTCTTTTTCTTCTTTAGGCTTATCTTCGCCTTCGTCTTTCTTGCCATCCATGTGCTCTTTCAAGCCGGGAGGCATTTCTTTCTCCATGGTGTCAAGTCGTCCGTTCAATCTGTCAAGCACTGTAGATAGTTCTCCTAATACATTATTATCGTTCATATGTGTGTCCTCCTTCAATATACGGAATGTCGCCTCCGGGTTAATACCTTTCTCGCAAATGGTGACCTCGTGCAGTTCCAGTTTGGAGATTTCAGTGTAATCGCCGTGGCTATTATCACTCTTGCGCATTCGCTTGAATGCTTGTCCTCCAATACTGAAACCTCTAAGGGCTCCTTTGCGAATCTCATTGGCTACTTCACGAGCCTTTTCGATGTCATCTCGGAGTCGAATGACGACAAACATACCTGCGTCGTCAACTCCGGATTTCCAAACACGACCATCATTGTCCGTGTAGTTGTTAATGACTTCTCCAACTTGTATGTTAGAGTGTGCGAGTTGCACATTACGGAAACCGTCTGCTTTCATGAATCCATCGAAAGCATCTCTTAGTGCGCCTCGTGTAATAAGGTCACCTTGCTTGTCGACCATTTCAACTGACGCATAGCCAGCGATAACAAGGTCGTTGTCCGACTTAACAATGCTGATGTTCCCACTGTGCTCGACAGGGGATGTTCGCAGGGTAAGCGCAGAAGCCATTGACCTCTACACAACGGTCATACTATTTAATCAAGTATGAAATACAGCCTTATCCGAATCAATATCTAAAACGCCTTCTTCGGTAGGTATAGTCCTGCGCTTAGTAGGCTCTTCGTCTTCCGTTTTAGGCTCAATGTCGGAGTCTTCTCCGGGCCGTTTTCTGTTGTCAAAATCCGGCATAGTCTTTGAATCATGGAGATTTGTCGGACCTGTAGGTGATTCGATGGGAGTAGCGTAACCTATTCCTAATCCCATAGCACCTGTGCTTGTAGCACCAACTGAACCTACACCGCTTTTGAGGAACTTGTCAATGAACTGTAAGCCCTTGACAAGGACTTTTTTCTTTTCATTTTCTTTCCACCAATCCGAGTCTTGCACTTTCTTAGGTTCAATCAAAGGTTCCGCTTCACCCTGTGTTTCGTTGACTTCTTCTTTTTCAGCAATCTCTAAACCTGCTTTGAGAAGAGCACCTACTACAGGAGACCAATAAGAACGCTGGCTTTCAGCAAGGCGAATGACATAATCACTCTTGGCTAAAGGAGAATGAACCATCCAGTGTTGTCCGGATTGAGTGCACTTGTAAAGCACATCACCTTGCGGCATAGATACACGGATGCCCGACTTCGCTCTTTGGACTTCGCATAACCACTGCACATCATTTGACTTGGCAAGCATACCAAGTGTTTCTCTACTGACAAGTCCTTCGCCTTCTGCTTCTTCGATAATTTTAGAGGCTGTCAATGTGAAGACGCTATCTCCGTCAGCGGATTCAACTTCACTCACATTAGCGGCATTGACCTTTACATGGTCTCCCTCGTTGAACTTCTCCGAACTGTTGAACACTACGCCTACATCCATGTAGGTTTCACCTTGAGACTCTACTGCTCTGTCACCTATTCTTTCATCTCTTGTAATAGGACCAGTTCCGAGTCTGTAAGTGTAAGGGTTACTACCTCTTCTTTCAAGCACTCTCAAAACAACATCGTTACCGGGCTTGAGGAGGACCCACTTAGGATGACGCAGTTCACCAGCCATGTAAACAGACTTTGCATCTCTAAGAAGGAGGTCTTCATACTCTTCATTTAGATTCTCAACTATACCTTTCAATCCTTCGTCGTCAGTCAGTCTCGTATCGCTAGCACTGGGAACATGTATGTTCTCAACACCCTCCATACCTCCTCGCAGTATTTTGATTCTGTCGGAAAGAACGACACTGTGAACTTCTTTCTCAGCAAACTCTATCACATCGAAAATGTAGTAACCGTCTTCTAATTTGATAACATCAGCGTGAAAGTCCTCGTCTGTTACTTGCTTGAAGTTCTTCTCGTCTTCGTCGCTAAGCGTAAACGAAGAAGTTAATTCGTCATCCTCTTTCTTGACAAAGCCTCTTTCGCCCTCCGGCATGTGAGACACTATCCAATCTCCACTAAACCCTCTTAGTTCTTTGAGGTCATCAATTTCAAAAATGCGATGCATTGGTTGAAGGAGGGGAACTTTCGGCCCCAACTCTTTACGGATTATATCCGGATTGGTGAGATTGGCTAAGTTGTCATGTGACTTATTAGTCGACAACTTGTCGGTATTACGAGTAAGACCGATTGAGTTTGGCTTGAACTGTGGACCCATTCTATCAACCCTATTGAGCCTCTCTCTATTACTTTGATGTTCGGGGTGAAAACGCATGTCCATCCATGATTCGGGCAAACTCAAAGCATTCCAAAACTTAGCCAAAGGCTGAACAAGCCTTGTCTTGTTCTTTTGAGGGTCAGCAGGCGTGATATTGACATTACCGTTTCTTGATATTTTGTATGTAAAGTTGGGGCTGAACTCACCTCCAAACTCATGTCGGAAACCAGTTGAGTTGTAAACACTGTGAACAGAATGAGCATCCGGACCGAACTGGTCGACAGGCACTCCTGTTATCCCATGCACTTTTTGCGATGCTTGTTGAGGCGGTTCAACATTCGGTAGGTCTGTCATTATTGAGTTGAGTCTCTGCATAGTATTCCAGTATTTATTTTCAGCCTTATTCATACTACTACTGCCGCCACCTTTTGATGGTTTTGTTTCATGTATGGTTTCCCCTGTCTTCTTGTTCGTTTCACGCTGTCGACGAGGGTCGCTGTTGTAAGCAAGATGGTGATGAATACCAAGTTGAGAGTTTATGTTTTCTGCCGAAGCATGACCTATGCTACGGTAAAGATTGTTAATTGTTTTGAAAAAGTCATTATCTCTTGCCCCTTCTTTTTTCTTAAGAGACTCAAGGGCCTTGTCTATATCAAGGTCGGGATGAAGTTGCTCAACATATTGCTTCATTGTCATGACAGACGGAGAGTATGTGGGGTCTTGTTGAAGTTGAGGTATCATTTGGTTTTCGATATAATCTAAAGCGGTCTTTTTATGATATTCGTTATTTGGGTCAAGTCCAAGACTTTCGATAAAGCCATCCGTGTCTTGTAAAGCCTGTATATCCGCTTTGTTTGAATGCCCTGTCAAAGCATGTTTTACACCTGTGCCAATATCAACTTGACCTTGGTGCCCGTCTTCTGTATACTGGTGGTCGGCTTTTGTATGTATACCGTGTTGCTCATGAGGAACTGTGTTGAGATAATCGTTTGCCATCATAGCGAACATTCTCATGTTTGCTTCGGCGGTTTCATGGTCGAGGTCGGGATTAAAAATATGATTGTAAAGTGCAGGGTCTTCTTCAATCATACGCTGTAAGTGCGCTCCCGATTGGCCGATTGCACCTGTATCGGCAATAAGTCTTTGATGAAGTATTCCATCGTGGTCTTGTTGGGCGAAGCGACTACCACCTTTACCAGCCGTTTCAAGTTGAGATTCAAGGTCATCGAGTTCCCTGTTTTTATCCGCTATCCTGCCCTTTATCTCTTGCACTCCTTTGTTGTCACCTATTGACTCCAACCTTTCTTTTTCTGCATCAAGGACAGAAAGTTCAGCCACACCTTGTTCATATTCCGGCGTAGCCTCCGAAAGAGGCTGTCGACTCAACACTCCGGAAACTGAGCCGCTTGGGTTCAAGTGTGGAGGTAATCTCATTTGACTAAAAGTAGAAGGAGCGTGCGCTCTTAACCTATGTTCCTCTTTTGCTCTCTCCATTCTTCTTTCGTATTCGTCCGCTATGAGTTGTTTTTTATCATCAACACTCATATTTTCACGGAGGGTTTGAAAATTAGTGATTTCACCAAGTTCTTTGTCAGTCAGTTTTTCAGCATTAGCCATCTGTGATTCATAATCTCGCTCTATCTGTTCCAACTCTTCATCCAAGTCAGCCTGTTTGAACTTATTAGGGTCCGTCCTTAACGCCGCTAAATCCTCTTTATGATTTGCCAGTGTTGGTTTGAGTCTGTTGTCAGTCAAGGAGTGAACATCAAGAGGTGCATCCATAGGAGCATGCGCCATTCCCAACATAGGACCTACGGTGTGGTAACTGTGAGCACCATGTGCCATCATGCGCTCGTCGCTAAGAGCACCGCCAAAGGACAGAAAGGGATGAGCGACACGCAAATGATTCGCACCATGCAAAGCCCTCCTTCTTTTACCTTGAGTCTTTGAATCTCCTGTCTTTCGGGCATTGTGATAATCATCATGAACGATGTTGTTGAATGCAGAATCTACCGTTGCCGCATGCCTTGCATACTGAGCATTGGCTCCTGCAATTCCTCTCGGTGCCTCCAAAGTAATGTTATGTGGATTGAGGTTTGTTTGAGCATCTGCTGAATCACCTTTGACATTGGTGCGAATGGACTTACCACCTTGACCCATCATTGAAAATAACTGATTCTCTTTTTGTCCAAAAGGAGCGATGAACGGTAACATACCGTAGTCTTGAACTTCTCCTTCTAAATCATATCCGTGACGGCCTTCAATTCCTGTATTCGTTCTTGAAAACAAAAGACTGTGCTGTCTTTTTCCTTCACGAGATTGCTCATACTCCTTTGGCTCTTCAAACTTCTCGCCTTCGGCTTCTGCAACTAACCTTGCGTAGTCCTCACTCATCTCAAGACGAGGGTCTTTTTCACTTTCAATCAACTGACCTGCTTCGTCATAAGTTCGCCCCTGTTCTTTCTGTTTTTCGTCATAGGACAAAGTATGGTGATGAAGTTTGTTGAACAGTTCGTTCGGATGCTTATGCAAACCACCACTGCCTTTGAATGGCAAGTGCCAATAAGTCGACGCTGTTTCATGGTCGTCAAGGTAATCATACTTGTCGTCGTCCATGGCAAAGCCGTAATGTATAGGTGCATGGTTTCTCGCCATTCTACCAGCATTCGCAGTTCGCTTCGCATCATCGCCTCGCTTTCTAAATATCTCATCGACTTCTCCCTGCTCAAAATGAGGTTTCCATAAACTACCCCAAACAGGATGCTCACCCTTCGGGTAAAGTTGGTGGTCGTCATTTACACCAAGCATCAGTTTAAGTGCGTCATAACCCGGAAACCGACTTTGCACTCTACCTGTTTTCTTATCAACGACTTGTTGTTGAGGATGTATCTGTATATGACTTGAGTCCAATGCCTCACCTCTACCTTTCCCATGTATAAGAGGAGTGTCGCTGTATGCCATTTGTATAGGCTTTTCATTATTTACAATAGCATAATCACCCAACATGAGGTTCATATGGTCGACTGCTCTTTTCCAAGTCGTGTCTTTACCGGGAGTTTGATGCTTTTGCATAGTTTCTAAATTATCACTTGGCGTAATGTGCTCAGCCGCTTCGGATAAATTGACTGGCTGTATTTTCATACCGTGTCCGGGTCGAGAAGGGTCTCTTGTCCAATGGTCGTAAAGACCGGAAAACCGCTGGTGAAAATTGCGAATAAACCTTGGCATGAAATCCGGATTGCCTGTGTGACGGTCTGTATAGAAACCCTCTCCGGATGCCGCACCATGCTTTTGCATATGCTTGTAAGCGTTATCTCGCTCTTCGGGAGTCAACCACTCCATGCCAAATAGGTAATCCATCAAACCCAAGTTTTCTTTCCACTCGGCTTTCTTCTCGTCAATGTGTAGTTTTCTCAAAGCATGGTTTATTTGCCTATCATCGGCACCTTGGTCTTGTAAACTAAGCCTTGTTCTGTCAACAAGTTCCGAGTTGGCTATCTCCCAGTTTCTATAATCGTCTTTGCAAAGAGCATGATTTGTGCCAAACTCGGTATCTAATTCACCGTAATGACCGTTATTCAATAAGAAGTCAGCAGGGTCGTCTCTAATGTGGTTTTCCCATCTCGTTTCTTTGTCTGCGTCTTTGAGGCTTTGAGGGTCCTCCGCATGGTCTTCGTGATGATAGAAGTCTCCGACGATATTATGGTAATTACCGTGTAGAGGATTCATGTCCGAGCCGAGATAGTTATGAGTTCGATATGGGTCGTCTTCATGCCCGTCGACCATTTCAAATCCACGACCTGCCAACGACTGGCCGGGTTCGGGAGGGACAATTCTTTGCTCATCATAACTTGGATTGTCTGCAAGGTTCATCCCTGCACCGTGGCCCATTGCATATCCCATTGCCGCCTCCGAAGTCCCTTCGGCTCGCATTTGCCCCTCGCCTTCGGTGTTAAGGTCATAAGAAGCAGACTGGCCGGATATTTGGCTGTCTTCGTCAACTTTCCTAATGACAGAGTAAAACATTTTGATAAGAGCCTCATCCTGCTTATCAAGCAAGTAGCCTTTTCTTTCTGCATTCACAGCCGACATAAAGAAGTCAGCACCAGCATCGGGCTTACCAATACTATCAGCAAGTGACTTTTTGAAAATACTTCGATGTCTATCAAGAGTTTCCAAAGGACCTTCTCTCATTCACATCACCAACCGCTTATTGCAAACGGCTGGACAATCGCTCTACGGATTTCTTCACATCGGCCATTGTTGGACCGTCGCCGCCTGCGGTGTTTTCCAAAGCCCCAGTCGTGCTGAATGCTGTTGGATAGTAGGGAGAAGCCTGTGTCAAAATGTTACTGTTCTCGGATATTGCGCCTTTGTTTGCGACATCCTCTACTTTAGGAATAGTGTTGTTCGTGTTGTAGAATGCATTAGGAATACCAGCGGGTTGAATCTCAAAACGAGCGTGACCGGTAGTTGAGCCTTCTTCTTGATTAGAATAATCCGGCAAACTACCTTCTTTCTTTGCTATTCTCATCTCCAACTCTTTAGCCGCCTTTAGCAGTTCGTAAGTTACTGGGCTCGCTTGTTCAAATCGTGGTCTCATCTGTATCACTCCATACCTAATTTATTCCCGACTGAGCCGGAATCCTTGGCTTGGTCTGCCAATGCGTGAATATCGGACCATTCCATGTTATGAAAATCTGCGTTTGATGTTGGCACCGATATGTCAGCACCGTCCTGTCCTTTAAGGATTGAATCTCCTACATCTCCTCTAAATCCGTCGACGACGACATCATGTGGTCTTTCATTGGATGTCGATACAAACCCTGCTCTTTTCATCATAGCGGCAGGATTAGCGACCATTTTCTTTAACTCGGCATTCTCTAAACGCAAGTTGTTTAAACCCGCATCCATAGCCTCCATTTTGTTAATCAATGCACTCATCAATCGTTCAGCAACATTCTCTCTCTCGTTACTCAAGCAATCACCTCAAAGTGTCCGGTTATTCATTTGTCGATTAAGTTTACCAAATCGACTTGTTCGGATTGTTCCGGGCAAGACATTTTCAGTAGTTTGGTGAACTGATTCAATCTCTGTGCTTTTACGGATAGGAACTCCGCCAGCGTAAATGTCATTGACACCATGAGAAACAGCAACTTGAGACTTTGTAATAGCAGTAGATACATCTTCGGAAAGGTATTCTGCAAACTTACGAACCTCGTTGATATGGTCGATTGCTCCGTTGGTATTGTTTTCTTCTAATGCCTTGTAAAATGCATCTACATGTGCACGCATTTTTCTTGCCATAGGGTCAAGTTTCTTCAAGTCCATGCTCATGTCCAATACACCACTTGACTTTAATGTTACTAAGCCCCTCTTGGATTCCTTGCGTCTATTACGCCTTGTTGGGCTTGTTGAATACCGCTTTGTTGAGGGCCTCGTTGTTGAACACTTGAAAACGGTGCACCGGCTCCCATACTGCTTCTGTTTTGAGGGCTTGCTGGTCCTCTATTTCTCAAGCCCACACCTTCGCCGCCGGGGTTTGACATGCCTACTTGTCGAGCCATTTGCGCCGCACCCTGTGGACTTATGTTTCTACCCGGCAAAGCACCGGGTGTTCCCATACCTCCGCCCATTTGCATACCGGGCATTCCACCGCCCGGAGGCATACCGCCCGGAGGTTGCTGTTGAGCGGCTTCTGCTGGGTCGGGTTGTTTGTAGATGAAGCGTATATCTCTATCCGAGTCCTCTACAAGTGTTGGTTTGAAGCCAAGCATCATCATGCGTTGAGCGATATTGACTTCCATCTCATCTCTTCGGAGTCGGGTTACTTCGTCTTCTTCTTCATTTGGATAGAGTGAAAGTTTCCAGTCTTGAACATCAAATGCTTCCATAATTCTTGGGAACAAATGTTCTGTATACACTTTATGTCCAAACTCTACTGCTCGGTTGGTAACAAGTATTTGCATACCTTCGTTGTTCAATCCACCGGACTTACCGGTGTCCATCATAAATACATTTGACACTCCGTAAAAGGCCGCTATGCGTTGTCTCATTTCATCACGAGCGGCAATATACTGCATTTCTTCAAGGCTATCCATCAACTTAACCCAGTTGACCCCGCCCTTACCGCTACCTTCTGTGGCAATTTTAGGAATGTAATGAGGGTCTCTCTCAAGTTTCTCATCGGTTGCTTTCCAAAACGCCTTCATAGATTCAAGGTTATCAGTGTTAATACTGAGAATACCTCTTGGTATTCGCCTCTTTGAATAAGCAGTATACATGTAATTATCCATGGCTGTTAATGTCATAGCCTGCCTCCAAAGCGTAGAGACAGGAGAGCGACCATACAATTTAGAAGGTTGATACTTACTTACATGTATGACTTCACCCTTGAGATAATACTGCGTTTTACCACTACCCGCTGTATTGACATGGTGGACATCCTCTGTTTCACGACCGCATGTCGGACAGGCTTTGTTATCATCCGAAAACGATTTAACTTCTGTTCGATGAACAGGACAGACTCGGAAACGACCGCCTCTTACTCCACGCTTGTCAGCAATGATTCGCATGAAAATAGGGTCGCCTCTTATGATTTCTTTAATCCGATAAAAGGCCATCTCTTCGGTTTCGGGGTCAATATAATACTCTTTGACAAGCACCATGAAAGCGTCATCGGTGATGTTGAGGTCATATTCAATCTCTCTCAAGACATCCATAAAGGTCTGTTCCATAGCATTGCGTTGTTCAAGAAGCCACCTTGGATAAACGAGTTCGCTTGGGTCCGGCTCTTGGAGATTCATACTACCGCAGTCTTTGCATTCTTCAACATCATGTTGAAACTCTGTCTCGCAATCTCCACACTTCTTGTTAAACTTCTTCTCCCAACGATAACCTCTTCGGAATATCTCTTGTTGAAGAGTGGTGAGCACCGTTCTTAAAATGAGGTTTTCTTGAGCGACTGCATAAAGCGCAGGTATCGTAATACCTTGAACAAGCACTGGCTCTTGTATACCAGTTGTCCACAGTGGCATCTGTGGTTCCGGTGTCGTTCTTCTACGGAACGGATTACCCACTGATTCAAGAAGCCGTCCTATTCTACCTTTTTCTGCCATTACAAATCCTCCGCCCAACTTATGACTGTATCTCGGTCGACTCCCCATTCTCGCAGTGAGTCCTTACCTTTGGTTGTTCCGTCACGATTAGAAAACTGAACAAACCGCTTTAACTGTGTTTTTCTCACAGGGTCTTTTTCCTGTATGTAAGACATAACAGCCTTTGCCTGCATGTCTTTCATTCTTAAATGAGGAGTGAGATGAGTGAGTAACTTATTCAAGTCATCCTTTGCATAGAAACTGACACGGTGTTGGCTTCGCTGATTATCCGAATACACCTTTTGGTCGAGTTGTAACACACCAGCACCTATGTGTTTATGCAGTTCTTCACAGTGCATGCGTCCTCGGTCACCAGTTGCAATGAACCCTGCTCTTGGCTCTCCTCTTTCAGTGATTGTAATGTAACCATCAGCGTCGAGGAAACCTGCGGCATATGCCCAGTTGTCTTTGATAACCAAACCATCTCGGTTCATACACATGAACTCGCCCTTGCGGTGACCTTTGATGATGTTAATCTCTTCGCCATACATATTAAGCAACTTTGACAACCTCGTAGCGTTGAGCCTTGGCACACCTTTTTCAATAAGGTTACCAGCAACGACTCTTGCAGTCATTGCTCCTTTTTCTTGCATCTCTTCTTTAGCGAGTTTCATCCACTTTTGTTGTTCTTTAGAAAGAGCGTCGAATTGATGAAGGGCCGCTCTCCAAACTTTTCTCGCATCCTGCTTTTGTTTCATAGCACCGACCCAAGCATTCTTTTCTTCTTCGCCCCACACATCTTGAAACTCGTCTAATTTTTCTAATGAGTCTTCTGCGTTGTCCCACAGGTTACATGCTCGCAAAAGACTTGCTTTTCTTGTATTACCGAACAATCGGAGAGAGCGTAGGTCTTTGTTTGACAATCCCATTTTTCTCATGGTGTCTTCGCAAGAGCCTGCCCAATCAAGACGAGCGAGTGTTGCGTCGACCTCCATACTTTTGAGGGCTCTTACACTCTTGATAATTTCATCTATCTCTGTCTTGTCTTCTTTGAAAACTCGCCTTGCCTTTCTTAAACTGCGAATAATCTCGTTGGCACTTTTTCCTAATCGGTCTTCAAACCAACCTTCTCCAGTTGGAGAAAAAGGTGCGTATTGCGGTGCGGCTACTGTGTCTTCGGAAAAAATAACTGATTGAGATGCTATAGACTTGGCTATGCGTTCATCAACATGAGGATGAGTAATGAGATTAGAAGCGATGGCAGTAAGAATATCATGACCCATATCAACAGTGAGATGGGGGTTTCCTACAGAAAGACTCGGCCACATAGTATCTCCAACTTTTGGTGTCATTTAATTATATCGTAAACCAATTAGCACCTGCTACTGAGTTTTGAGGAACATCGCCAAACCAACTATCGACTCCTTCAAGGTAATCGTCAAGTAAAACAATGCTCCCTTTGAACTCCTTAGTTGCCCAATTAGCCAAAGCAAGACTCATAGCCAAGTCATCATGGCTACCTACAGACTCCAATCGCCCGTTCTTCTGCATACCAAAACGACTTAGTTCAGTCTCAAGTTTCCGTGTGAACTCTTTGCTCTTCTCATCGCCCCAAGGAGTTTTGATTTGGCCTTGTTCAAACGCCAAGAGCAAACTCATGAACATAGACTCTTTCTTTTGCCTTGTCGTCATAAAGGTCTTGATAGGTATGTCTTCTCTCATCTCTTTCAACTCAACTTCAAACATACGCTGAAAGTTATTACCTTCAAGTTCGATGAGGTCGGGACGGAAACGACTGTTAATCATAATAACTTCTTTCTTTTGAGCGGAACTGTTGAGTCCTTTTTGATGAACAGAGTGAACGATTTGCTTTTCGTCACTGTCGGGGAGTATGCGCAGTATTGTCATAGCGGTATAGTCAGCATTAGCGTCCGAAGCAATAGCGGGGTCCCAGCCTACAAAGTGTTGGCCGAAAGTTCCGTTAGCCTCTCCGTTTTCATCGAAGTCTTGTTCTGCTTGTCTCAATAGAACCAATTCGCTGTCTCTTGCTTTTTCAAGTAGACTCATCGGGAACATACTTGACATGTCGTGAATAGGCTCGCAGAGATACTCTCTTGCAAACTTAATCGCTGGCATAGAGTTCTCACGCTGTTTGAGGGCCTCAAGGTCCCATCGCTGAGGCCAAAGTGCTTCTCCTTTAGTGTCGATAGCCGGATAGGTCTCGACTGTGAATGTGTCTTTGTCTTCTAATTCAGCATACAGGTCGTTGTAACTGAACGGTGTGCCGACCATCATCAATCGACCAGTGTGGTGAAGAACAGGGAGAAGGACAGTATAGAACCAGTCAGCGGCTCGTTGAAGTTCACCTGTGGTTGTCCCCCAAAGAATATCGTCGCATACTACTACATCGGGGTGAAAACCACGAGTAGCACCGCCAACGGACTTTGCCATCATACGGGAGCCGTTGGAGAACTCAAAGTATGATTTGGCCCAAGGCTTACCTTGCGGCTTGAGATGTTGGAGAATATCACTTGATTCGATGTTACCTCGGATGAATCGCATGTGTTCAAGCGTCTGCTCAAGCGAGTGGCTGAACACCATGACATGCGTATTCGGATTGAAAGCGGCCAACCAAAGCGCATAGGACATGAAGAACACAGACTTACCGTGGTCTCGACTCGCCTTGACGCAGTAGTATTTGTTACCGTTAAGACCGTTTAACCAAGACTCGTGATGATGAGAGAACTCAAACTCTAAAATCTCAGTAAAGAAGTATTTGAAAGACTTCTTACTCATTTTGGTGTCCATATCATGGATGAGTTGATTGACATCGGACATGGGACATCACATCCCTTCTTGCCTACGCTGTTGCTGTATGTCGTCCAAACTATTAGGTCTCATACTGTTTACAACTGCCGTTCTTTGCTGTTGTTGTATGTCATCAAGAGTTGGTCCTTCTTCGCCTTCGCCTTCTTCGTCTTCTTGAGGTAGTTTGCGAGTTATTGCTGTCATTGTTTGTCCTTGGTTGAACTTGTCACTCGCACCTTCAAGGTTATTTATTTCATTAGCGGCACTGTTTTCTCCTAATGGGGCTATAGAGTTACTTATACCTACAAGACTCTGTGGGGGAACTACAGAGCCGTCAGCCCTTGTTACACCTTGAGTAGGGTCTACACTTTGAGTAGGCTCTACTCTTACATTCATAGGTTGAGATTGCTGATAATCGTTCATATCACTTGCGAAGCCTGTTTCGTCACCATAACTTTCTGCCATGTATCTTGTTCTAAGGTCAGCCATACCTTGAGCGTCCTTGGCTTGCTGTGTGCCGGTTTTGAAACCAGCGGCACCTGCTCGACGCTCTTCAAATGCGTTATCTCGCCTACTTTGTTCTTTTGCGGCTTCGTCTTCTTGGTTCACTTCTTGAACTCGACGACGCATTGTTGCAGGGTTCATGCGGTCGTTGACATCATATTTT